TCTTCAGATCCTTTAGCTTGAATTTTGGTTAGGTCTCCTTCTGTTTTAGCTTGAGACGCCTGTAGATTTCCTTGACTTTGTTGGTTAACCAGTTCCATTTGTTTTTGATGGCTTTGCTCTTCTGACTTTCTCTCTTTGAAGGCAAGTATAACCTCAGCGTACTTAGTGTTTCCTGCTTCAAGCTGTCTCTCGATAAATAAGTAGTCGGAAGTTGAAATTCCTGTTCCTCCCTGCTTTCTCGAAACCTGAGCTTCTTTCGCTGCAGACAATATTCTTTCTTTCGTTTTGTCGTCTGGCTTCATCTCCAGCATTATAGCGAAGTTAGCCAATGACATGTGAGAAGTTATTTTGATTACTTCCCAGTTGCTCTCTCCTAGAGCTGCGGTGTGAATTTCGTTCTCGTTATACTTTGCGACTATCTGCCATCTTAGCGCCATGTTCTTAGATGTCTCCTCCTTTAGGAATACGTACCCGCTGAACATTGTGTTTAATACGTTGTGGGATGCCGCGATGGCTATTTGGGCTGTTCCTACTGCTAGCCCAGTACCAGCTGTTGAATCGGCTGCTTCGCTTATCCCTGTCATGGACCTAACTAGATCCACGTTAAAGTTCATTATTGCAATGTACTCTTGAAGTGCTCCTTGCATTCCTCCTTGGATAGGGAATATTGGCGGGTTTCCGTCATGGGAGCCCATTGTTCCGGGCTCATGTGGGTTTTTCTTGTATAATAAATCTCCAGTGGTTCTTCTTATTGATAGAATATCCAAGGGGCTCAGCTTTTCTTTTCCTATCGAGATGTTTTGAAGGGTGCTCATTTCAATGGCTAGTCCGTTTGGAGCTGCTTTTGCCATCTCATTCTGGAGCTTGTACCATGCCATCTGGAAATTGTCGATAGCTGGTATCACTTGAGAAGTCATTGACTTGTTTGTTGCTTTGTATATTCTGAATGATAATTCCGCGTCTCTCTTCGTTTTTCTAGGGATGTCATGCTGAAGTCCGTAATCGTAAAGGAGATTTGTTCCAACAACCCAGCTTGACTTGTAAACCATTTTCATTTCTGAAACTCCAGGCTTTCTGTTTTTACTTTTCCGAACCTTATCTTCTGGTCCTTTTCGGTAAACGTTTTCTTCTCCTCTTGAGTTGGTTTTCGTCTCGTATTTATTCACGTTGTAGCTGAAATATTCTGACTCTACCACGCATACTATAAAGTTGTCGAATCCGCTAGACGAATTTCCGCCCCCTGATCCGAGTCCTGAGCCATATCCTGACGATGAGAAGGTGTTTAGGTCGTATGCTTGTGGATTTCCATTGTATCCTGTGTAGGTGTTTGCTAATTCTCTGAAGTCGTCTTCTGTTATTTCTCCACTGGCAATTTCTTTTGCCATGTTTTTCCTTAACTGTGATATTGTTATGTGTCTGATTTCACCCGCGTATGGAATGTCGTTGAAGGTCTGGTCTCTTGAGTAAGCTACGATTAGATTATTTATATCTACATATCTGGTCAACACTTTTTGAGTTGTGTAGTCCACGTAATCTTTTACTGCTGCAGTTCCAATGTCAAAGAAGTCTTCGTAGACCTTTCTCTTCACTGTTCTCCACTTGGATAGGTAGAACGACCATCTTAACGCGGCCTCCATAGCTATCTCTTGTTTGAGTTTCATCCCTCCGGACTCCATCATCATTTCCAAGTCTTGTATTGATTCCGGAAGTGCTGGAACTAATTCTCTTACTGAATTTATGTCTTGGCTTGTGTCTCCAAGTACACTTTCTAATTTCTTCTCAGCCCAAATGCTCCACTTTAAATAGTCTTTCTCGCTTTGAGAGTTTGGGTCAATTGCTGAGGCTATAATGTTGTGATCGTACTTTTCCATCATTGCGATGGCAATGGCTCGAACTTTTGGAAGCACGGATAAGTTATCCCAGCTGATATTCATGAAGCCTCTCCTCTTGCCTTTCTTTCGGTCCATTGGAGATAATATCTTCTGGTATTTTTCTGTTGGTTGCTTCCCTTGTGCGTAGGCTCTTAATAATTCTCGATCGGCTCTTGCGCTATAAAGAATGCCTCCGTTATCTCGTAAATATGTAGAATAAATTGCCTCGTTAAATTTCTGGTTCCACTTCTTTCCTAGCTTTTCCTCCTTCGAAACATCGTGTTTTGGAAATTCTAGTTGAGTATCTGCGTATTGTCCTGCTCCAAAAAGCGCCATAGTAAGAATCTTTATCCAAAGATAATTTTTTTAAAGTATATCGTCTAACCTAAGACGTATTCATCGTAATCCATTGAGTCTGACTCGTCTTGGTTTAGGTTTATGAACGGTTTGTGGCTGCTTTCTTCGATTAAGCACATTCCTCCAGCCGCGAACAAGTCATAAGGCCCCATGTCGTCTCCTATTTCGTAGCACTCCTGCATTAAGTCGCTGTGCTTTTCTTTTAATCCGTGAACAAGAATGTACTGCTGGAACTCTCGGTATATGGTTTCTTTTACTTTCGCATCCGTGTAGGTTCCGGGGTTCTTTTCGTAACTCCCTGTTCTAGAGTCTATTTTGTACCAAAGGTATCTGTGGTATCCTCTTCTTTCGAAGTGCTCCCAGACAGCATCAACGTTTGTCTCGGTGTTCATTTGACATCCGTAGTATATGCACATCTTGAGCATGTCTTCACAATAAGCCTCTTTTGACGGGGGCCTGAATCGATAGGTTACTACGAATCGATTGGTTTGCCATTCCTTAACGTCTTTGTCTTCTGGATCAATCGTTCCGTCCCTTCTCATGAATACAGCTCCGCCTCCATCTGACTTGTTCGAGCTTTTTGTTGACTTGAACTTGAAAGGATCCGCTCCAGCTATGAATTTAGTTGTGTTAGCTGGTATTCTCCTGCCGTTGTTCATGAAGAACTTGTTGCTGTCTGCTGGGTTGTTAAACAAGTAGCTTACCGCGAACTTTCCTTTATCGTGAGGAACAAATACTACTCTTGAGTCAAGTCCGTTGGTGTATTCGAAATTTCCATATTGAAGATCGCTATTTCCAAACTTGTATTTATCTAGAATGGTTTCTAGTATCTGAATGTTGAATTTGCATTCGCTAGCGTCTCCCCTCCAGCACTCACGGTATCTGGTTGGGTATTTCCTTATTTCTCCGGAAAGGCCTTCGTCATCGCCTTTGTCAATGAATCCTTGTCTTCTATTGTTTAGTATCTGAAGCGACTCTTTTATTTTTGAATTTCCGTATTCATCAACAAGGAACCCGTCCTGAGCTGGCATGAATAGTAGGTACATGCCGCTAACTGTTCTTCCGTTTTTATCACGGCTGTATCTTTCGTCCCAGTGGTCGTAGTGAGATTGATCACATATCTTTTTAAAGTTGGCGCCACCTCCTTTGTCCATGTCCTCAACCGTACTGGTATATATCGCCTTTCCAACAATCCTGTGGTTTTCAACAAGGCACTCCTTTACAACTCCGTGACGTTTGTTTACATCGATCTCTGTGGTTTTTCCAACCTCATCTCCGTGGTATCTTTTTAGCTTTCTAGAATCATAGGCTTTAGTGTCGGAAGACCTGAAGTTTATTTTACTCCCAAGGTATTTTCCTTTTCTTACAGACATCTTCCCTTTTGTGATCTTGGTCGATGGCTCGTTAAAACTCATTTCAGCTTTTGGGTTTGTTGATCCCTCGAACTTTGGCTTGAAGAAAAATGGAAGTGATTTCCATCCTGGAACAAGGTGAAGTTGGAACACGTCTTTTGCGTGGCCTTCTGTTGCTGATTGAATTCCTCCTAATGCTCTGTAGCTTGTTGATATGCTGTCGTATACCCAAGTGGCGGCTTTGTGGGTTGCTCCTTCCCTTCTGTGCTTTGGATAAACGACTCCCATACTGTCTTTGTCGTCTTCCGAGAATTTTAGGAACACGAAGAACCTTCTGTCTCTGTCTCGGTAGTCAGGTATCCCTACATCGATTTCCCAATATGATATGTACAGGTAGTGAGTTCCAGTTATGTATGTGGCTACCCCGTTGTTGAAGAACCAGTAGCCGTTGTCTCTTCGCTCCCATTCCCTTTCGATGAATGCAATTTCGTCCGCGTAATAAACTTGATTTTCTTGAAGGAATTTCTCTATTGCTTCCAAGTCTCCTATCTCTTCTTCTAGATCTAGAAGCCTTTGTGGTATTACTGGTTTTTGGAACTTTTGATCCTCTGGAGATTTGCCGTATCCGCCAATACTTCTAAATTCTGGAACTACGGGTGTTGGAACTTTTATTGGAGCTAGGTCAACATCATCCTCATTGAACATGATGAACCTCTCTGGTTTCAGATATAGTTTTTCGTATCTAGACTTAGCTGACATTTAATCTTGATTCTGGACCAATTCTTAAGGATCTTTTGTCTTCCTCTTCTATGATGACGTAAAGGTCTTCTACCAGTTGTTCGTTGTCGTTTGACTGAAAGAAGTTTCTAGACATGTCGTCTATATTCTTGAGGCTGTCTTCCATGGCGCTCAGTAGTTTGAATTTCTCTCTTGCTTCTGAAGATCCGTCATCGTCACTTTTCTTGAGAACTCTATGCACAAGGTCATAGAAAGTGTCTCTTGCGGACATAATCATAGCGAACCTTGTTGATCCTTGCATTCTGCAATACCTCACTATCATCCTGTTTACGGT